GCCCCCGATTCGAACGTGGGATGAGTGGCAGGAGTTTTGGTTGCATTGCGACACGACGGCGGCAAAAGGCGAATTCCCGTATCGCTGGATTGCCATTGATACGATTGACGCTTTGCAGCGGATCATTGAAAAGCAGATCTGCAAAGAAAAGAACGTTGAATCGATGGCAGACGACAAATTCAGCTATGGCAAGGGCAACAAGTTCATTGAGGCGATGTGGGACAAGATCAAGTTCCAACTGGATTGGCTGCACACTGAACGCGGGATGGGGATCATTCTGCTGGCACACAGTGAAGCCGTGAAGATCACTCCGCCAGATGCACCGTCCTATGAGCGGTGGGAGCCGTCCGTCTGTGAGTTCGCTCGTGATCTCCTTTGCGATTGGTGTCAGGAAGTTTTCTTCGGATCGTTCCGAACTTACGCAGTCAAAGAAGACACCGGATTTAATCGCACTCGAAACATCGCGGCGGGTGGCAGCGAGCGTTTTGTCAGGACGCAGCCAACGGCGGGAGTCCGTGCCAAGAACCGTTTGAACATGCCGGAAGAAATGGTTGAGTTTTCGTTCGAGAAGTATGCAGAGTTTTTTGTCCCGAGTGAAGTTTTGAAAGGTAATTGAGATGGCTGATTTAGGTGGATATGACGCATCGCAAGTGAAGGACAGCGAGTTTGAGGCTTTGCCTGCGGGCGAGTATCGCGCTGTCATGACCGAGAGCGAACGCAAGAAAACGAAGGACGGAGCGAGCGAGTTGTTGCAGGTCAAACTGCAGATCGTGGACGGGCCGTTTAAGAATCGAACCGTGATCGATCGCTTCAACCTTTGGAACAAGAATCCAGAGGCAACGACGATTGCTCAGCAGCAGTTTAAGAAGGTTTGCGAGGCACTGAACATTCCGAAGCCTCCGGACTCTTCAGCCCTGCACATGAAACCGCTGATGATCAAGCTGGCCGTGAAGGAATACAACGGCAACAACCAGAATGAGGTGAAGGGCTACAAAGCCTGTTTGCCTCAGTCGTCTTCTGCTTCTGCGGAAAAGACAGCAACGGCTGGCAAGCCTGCTGGCTGGTAGTCTCAACAACATAGGCGCGGGGCAACCTCCGCGCCTTTTTCGTCGACGGAGGGAATGCAGATGGGCAGCACAACGATTGACCACAGCGGGATCTATGAACAGGAGGAACAGGTGCAGACAACTGAACTCACGATGACAGACAGGGCCGTTCAGGAGCTGTCGACATTTAATGCGATGATTGAACAGGTTTTGCCCTATGGTCTTCTGACCGTGGCAGAGGCTGGAATCGGACAGGTTGAAGAGGCTCACAAGTTCGTCAAGAAGCTGAACGCGAACATTGAGAAGAAGCGAAAAGAACTCAAGGCCGACGCCTTGGAATACGGGCGGACGGTCGACAGCATCGCGAAACAGTTGACTGAAAAAGTTGACGGAGTCGAAGCAAAATTGAAGGCCGAACGCGACGCATTCGACGCTGTTGAGAAAGCTGAGAAGGCTGCAAAGGAAGCTGAGAAAGTCGCGAAGAAGCAAAGCCGCATTAACGACATGGTGGCTGAAAGAATTCCTCTGGATTGGGTCGCTGTAGAGTTGCCCGATGAAGAATGGATGTGGTGGTTTTCTAAGGCAAAGAAAGCCGCTGCGGAGCAGGCCGCGATCATTGCTGAAGAGAAACGCATCGCTGAAGAATTTGAAGCGAAGCAACGCAAGGAACGCGAAGAACTCGCTGCAAAGCTGGCCGAAGAGGCGAAGCGACAGGCCGAAGAACTCCGCATCCGCGCCGGAGAAATGGAGAAGCAGAGATTGGCTGACGAAGCCGCCTTGGCGGAACAACGCAAGGCGATGGAAGCAGAACGCGAAGAACTCCGCAAACAGCAGGCGGAAGCTACACGACTTGAGTCCATCCGCCGCAAGCGAATTCAGGACGAAGAAGAGGCCGAGAATCTGCGGAGATGGAATGAGGAACAGGCTGCCATTGCAGCCGCTAAGCTCGCAAGGATTGAAGCCCTGAAGCCAGAGATTGAGAAGGCTGAAGGCTTCGCCGAGTGCATGATCACGGACGCTCAAGATTCTCTGGTTCGCCTAGGGAATCCTGAGTGGGGGAGTGATGCGATGCACGCTATCCGCAACTGCGGTGCAACCATCATCTCATTGGTGCAATGTCGATGATCGACGCTTACGACAAACAGACTGGCGACGGCAATTGGCTGCGTCAGTCTCTTCAAATCTTACAGGAGGCAATTGAACGTGTTCAGCGAACTAAAAGCCAGATGGCTGAAGAAGACCGGCGAGCCGATGCCAGCGGAGATTCTGCGACTACCGCTCAAAAAGATCTGCAAGGCCGTGATGCTGGTTGAGGCTGGCGTAACGGTTGTGGTTCCGAAGGAACTGACGCCAGTTGTCAGCGACGGCGGCGATTCGATAACAGAGTGGGATTCGCATAAGGAGTTTTGAATGCTGTCCCCTCGATGGTATCAGTCACAAGCCAACGAAGCCGTCTGGAAGTATCTCAATGAGAAGTCCGGCAACTGTGTCGCTGTGCTTCCCACCGGAGCCGGAAAGAGCCTCCTGATTGCACTGCTGATTCAGCAGGCTCTTGAATTCGGTGGCCGCGTGGTTGTGTTGGCTCACCGCAAGGAACTGCTTCAGCAGAACGCTGACGAGATCAGGGGATTGATTCCGGGCGTTGATGTCGGGATCTATTCAGCGGGCCTGAAGTCAAAAGAGATCCATAACGCTGTGGTTGTCGCTGGCATCCAGTCCGTGTTCCGCAAGGCTGAAGATCTTGGCAGGCGGCACCTTGTGATTGTTGATGAAGCTCACCTCATTAGCGATCTCGAAGAATCGATGTACGGTCAGTTTCTGGCAGCGATGAAAGCTAACGAAGGACTCCGCATTGTGGGCCTGACCGCGACGCCATTCAGAACCGGGGCCGGTCCAATCTGTGGACCTGATCGACAGTTTCAGCGGATCGTTTTTGAGGCAAAGACCGCTCAGCTAATTGCTGAAGGTTTTCTTTGTCCGATCACAAACAAGCCATCGGACCTGAAGATCGACACTGACAAGGTCGGACTTCGCGGTGGCGAGTTTGTTGAATCAGAAATGCAGGCAGCTTTTGATGTCGACGAAAAAGTTCAGGCCGCCTGTGCGGAGATCATCGAGAAGACACAGGGCAGGCACAGCATTCTGGTGTTTGCGTCTGGTGTCCATCATGCGGAGCAGATCGCGGAGTTGCTTCCTGACTCCGCTGTCGTCACTGGCGAGACGCTGCCAATCGAACGAGCGGAAACGCTGCGGAGGTTCGTCGCGGGGGAGCTTCGCTTTTTGGTAAACGTGGACGTGCTGACAACCGGCTTCAACGCCAAGTGCGTCGACGCGATTGCCATCCTTCGCGCAACCATGTCGCCAGGGCTTTTCTGCCAAATGGTCGGTCGCGGGTTGCGGTTGCACGCCAGCAAAACCAACTGCCTGCTATTAGACTTTGGCGGGAACATTGCTCGGCATGGCTCAATCGATGACGAGAACTTCGGGCGGTCGGAAGGCAAAGGGCGAGCGGGTATCGCTGCTGAAAACGGACGCGGGAAGAAATGCCCGTCCTGCGAGCTGGATGTGTCGCCTTCAACAGTCGTCTGCCCTGAGTGCAATTTCATTTTTCCTCGTGAGCGGGAACTGAAGCACGACACGACAGCAGATGAAAGCAGCCAGTTGACAGGCTCAATGTTACCGGAGGAATGGGAAGTCAAAGACGTCATTGTTCGGGTCCACACAAAGAAGGATGACGGCGAAGCTCCGCAGACTGTTCGCGTTGATTACGTCTGCACCAAAGAAGGCGAATCCGGAAACCTCGCAACGATCACTATTCCCGAATGGACCTGCCCAGGGCATCAAGGCTTTGCACGCTTGAAGTTCTTGGCATGGTGGGACGCTCGAAGCCTTTGCGATCCACCGGACAACGCAACGGACGCTGTGGCCCTGATCAACATGGGCGTCTGCCGGAGGCCGGTCAGGATCACGACAAAAAAAGATGGCCGCTGGCACAGGATCACGGAGTGCTTTTTTGAGTCGGAGAAGCCGACTGAGTTGGCTGAATCCGAAGAAGTAAAGACCTACAGCGGGCTGGATGAGGACGTTCCATTTTAAGGAAAGCGGCAATGATAAAACGATCAGAAGACCA